CCTGCAGATCTACCATCTAGTGTATATTCGATATCCTCTTTTACACTATCAAGAAAATCATTAGCAATGAATCTGAATTCTTCCCATGCACCATAATATAAGTTATTCATAGTAACCTCCTAGTATAACGTCTTAATAATATAATTCAAACGACTAGATACAAGTCTAGCTGAAATACTGGATACATCGTCAACATCTTCTAATTTATCTGCTAATAGATAGAAGTGATTGGATAATGTCTCTAAATCTTCTTTAGTGGAACTCTTAACTATAGATGGTAATGTAGATCCCAATGTAATTTGGACTGCATTATCTGTTTCCTTGTTTAAGAATAACATCCCACTTGGTAATACTCTAACAATGGTACCATCTGCCAATGTAGTATTGAATGATTCGCTATCATTATTGGTTAATTCATTAACCATTAATTTGATATCGACATTCATCATGTACTCCTCTGTATATAGAATAGAGTACAACTTTCTTAGTTCTTCTTTTTTCATTTGATCAGTTCCTTTCTTTTAAAATAACATAAACCTGATTCATAGTAATAATATATGATTAAAAATATGGAAGAGGACATTAAATGCCCTCTTCCGATATTATTAGTCTTCAGCAATATAAATCATATTCCAAATATCTAATGTAGGAACTTCGATATTCAAATAGTATTTACCGTCTTTTTCTTCTACGTTAACTTGACATTTAACCATAGCAGATTTAGACCAGTCATCTGGAGAAGTTAAGAATACTTTATCAGCTAGTCTATTAGCTAACTCTCCATCAGTACCAACTTCATATTTAACAAATAGATCTTCTTGGAATGCAGGAGTTTTGTTCTCTTTAGAACCAGCTTCATTTTTCCAGTTAGATACTACTTCAGATAAGTTGATCATTTGGATAGTTCTGAAACCAACACCTTGTTTAGTCCAAGTCCAGATTTGGAATCCTCTAGTACCATACTTATCCCAATTTTGTTTGAAACCATATTTATTGGTTACTTCTACATTGACATCAGAATCTTCTAATCCTTTACCACGCAATGCTGTTTCATATGCAGTGATGAATTGATTATAATCAGATACCTTACGAGCAATCAATAAATCAGTACGAAGACTTTGTGTAGGATAATAGTCTTTTTCAAGAACACCGATACCCCAGCCTTCATTATTCATTCTATTAGCTAAGACAGCAGAGCTCATATGGTAACCACCAGCAGCTGCAATTGTAGCTGTAGTTAATAATACTGCAGAAGCATTGTAAGTTTCACCATTAATGGAATCTTCACCAGAACCATTCTTAGCTACACGTTTACCGTCTTTCCATTCAGTATCAGGACCTTCCATGTAAGCACCAACGATAAGAGATTTACCAGTCTTACGACGTACATCATCTACACGAGCTTTAAGATCACCATACTCAGTTTGAGAACGGTATTGACCATCAATAACTAATGCAGATTGACCAAAGGACCAGATTTCATTATATACAACATCTTGGTTAGATTTAAGCATCTTATCAATATGCTCACCATTAACATCATTGATAGTTACATATTTATCTGGCATACGTTTCTTCATATCAGCAATGAAGTCACCATAGTAATCACTCATATAGTGAGCATCACTATCCGCATCATAATATGCATTGATAGTACGATCACCAATAGTATCACCTTGCCAACCATCAAAGCCACCATTTTCCATAGCTTCAATCATAACTTTAGAGATATGATCTCTCCAAGGTTTACTCATAGGATGATAGTAATATTGGAAAGGTTTACCATCAATGTAATTAATATATGGAGTACCTTTCTTGTTAAGACCATATGTATCATGATTATATGCATATTCAATAGCAGATACAGTCTCTGGTTCATCAATAGAACGAGCAAAGCACATATTGTATAGCATTGCTACAGATCCTTTAGAGTGCATATAGTCAGTCATCTTTGTAACCATCTTAACATCTACTTTACTATGACTCCAAGTATTCCAATCTTGAGAGAATTGCTCTTTATCAATAGGGAATGGATTTTGTGGGGATTTATATGCATCGTAGAAGAAATAGCTATTAATATTCATATTTGTCATGACCACAAGACCACTCATATAGCGGTCTTCGTTTTTCAACAAAATAGAATTATAGTCATCCCCAGAACCGCCTACTACGCCATATCTAGGATAGATAGTCCAGTCATCTTCTACAGAGAATGCAGTTGTCATAAAATCAAATTTACTAGTGATACCATCAACTTTGATTGTCAATAAATAACCTGTGTTATTTTCAAGCAATCTAGCTGGAATAGTTACACTATAGTCTTTAGATTCATTCTTACGTAAATACAATTTAGAATCTTCAAATACAGTAGCCACTAAAGTATTAACTTTGAATAAGTCTACTTTAACTACCATAGGAGAATCTTCTTCTGTATTTTTAACTTTGAACGTTAAGACTACATTTTCATCTTTACGATAGCTTGCTTTATCTTTATTAATATCAAAGATAAATTCAGCCGTACTAGGAGCTACTTCTTTATCAGAAATAACTTCATTACGTTCAATAATTTTAAATTCTTTAGGTTGTGTCTTATTAATCATAAGATAAGCATCTTTATTACTAATAATGACATAACCAGTTTGATCTGCTTCTAAGTTTAATTCAGAGATATCAAAGGATAGTTTATTATCCTCAATGACACCTTGAACCATATTTAGAAGATCAGATGGTAAAACTTTTTCCATATTAAAATTCTCCTTATAAAAAAAATAATGACATCTAAATCTTGATGCCTACTATAATGTATAATGAGGAAACTGAGTTTCATTTTTAGCTCATATTTACAAAAAAAATAAATGAGGGTAAAGGTCACTAGGACCTTTACCCATTATTCATTTATTTATTATTTAGTGATGATTGTACCGTATTGATCACGTTTAACTTCTTTTGTAGATTTGTTTACATGAACACGTTCAAGTTTTTTACCTTCAACAGCATAACGCATCAATTCAGGTTTGAATTCTTCAACTAAACGGCTATCAACTGTTTGACCTAATTCTTTAGCTTTTTCAATTGCACGATGAATTACTTCAGCGAATTCATAACGAGTAACTGCACGGTCGCCTTTGAATGTGCCATCTGGATAACCAACTAAAAGACCACGTTTAGCCATATCATCAACTGCTACATAAGCCCAATGATTTTCTTCGATATCAGGGAATACTGTATTAGCTTCTTGAGGTAAATCAAGACCAAGTACTGCATTCAAGATAGCTTTGAATTTAGCATTGTCAGATTGAAGTTGAGCAATTTCTTTCTTAGCTTCAGCCAAGTCTTTAGCCATTGCTACTTTGGAGCGGGATACTTCAGAACGAGCACCTACTTTATAAGTAACACCAGCATTGATTACATTGTCACTACCGAATGTAGTACCAGCTGTGAACATCAAGTCTTCGTTAGGACGGTAAGCAATACCTACTGCACCAGCATTAGCATTGTGGAAATGACCATAACCAGCCATGATGTCTAATTTATGGTCTGGATCGAAGTCTAATGGATGTAAACCAGCTAATGCCGCAGTACCAGCAATACCTTTACGAGCTTCTTCTTGGTTAGCACGAACTACATTACCTAATTTGCTAGCATTGCTATTAACTTGATCAATAGCACTAGTTAATTGGTTAACGTTAACTGCATCAGTACCATTTTGACCAGCTGCTACATTAGTGATTGTTTTATTACCAGCATTGATACCATCATTGTTGATAACTACGCCACCATTGAATTTAGCAGAGTCAAGACCTTTTAGATCTTTATTAAGATCGAATTTAACTACACCATTAGCTGCTACAGAAGCTGTAGTGTTGTTACCATTAGTGAAGTCAAGACCTGCAGCAAGATTAGTTGTATTAGCTGCACCGCCATTAGCTTTGTAAGTTAATGGAGTTACTTTAGCTGCATTACCACCATTGTATGTAGTAGTAACTACATCTGCACCATTTTCATTCACTTGACGAGTTACTTTAATAACGTCATCGCCTTTGAATGTAACAGCATCTTTAGCAATATTACGTACAGTATTTTTACTTACATATACACCATATTGCGCATTTGCATCGCCAGTAGATTTGCCGTTAGTTACACGAACTGCAGCGATATTATCTACTTTGTTATCTGCAACTACAGATTCAACTGCTTTATTAGCTGCTACTACAGAATTCAATTGATCAACGTTAACTGCATCAGTACCAGCTGTACCAGTAGCTACGTTATGGATTTGGTTACCAGCTACATCTACATTTGTAGTTGTGAAGGAAACTGTACCATTAGCTCCAGAAGCTGTCATGCCGTCGATGCCATAAGATGCTGTATCCAATGTATTACGGTTTTCGATTGTAACACCATTAGCATCGTGTTTAGTATCAACATCACCATCAAATGCAATCAAACCATCTTTAGTTGCTACTGCATGTTTAGGATCAGTATCTTTACCAAATGCTACAGAATTCATATCTGCAAGATCTTTCTTAACAGATACAGTGTATTCTTTACCACCAGCTGCATTTGTACCTTCAGATACAGCTACATTATCACCAGCTACAACTGTAGTGTGTTTCTTAGCTTCAGCCATAGCATTGTTGATTGCTGTTTTATGGTTAGCTAAAGTGCTTTCAACTGCAGTGTTAACTTGGTTTTGAGCATCCGCTAAATCTTCAACGTCTTTACGAAGACCATTTAATTGAGCTACGTTAACAGCATCAGTATCTGCTACACCAGCTTTTACATTGTTAATGATTTGATCGCCAGCGCTGATACCATCAGTACCAAATTTAACGTTTTTACCGTTAGAATTGATATTGATGCCATCCATATTATATTCTGCTGTATCAAGATTATCAGTATTTTCAAGTTTGATACCGTTAGGACCATAGTTAGTATTCACATCGCCATTGAATACATGCATACCGTCTTTGGTTACAAAGTTACGTTGTGGGTCATTAACTGTATTGAATTGAACAGAGTTCATATTAGTTAAATCACGGTTAACGTTAACTTTGTATTCTTTACGACCAAAGTTATTGTCTTGAGATGTAACTGTTGTATTAGTTCCATCTACAAGAGTATTGTATTTTTGAGCTTCCAATGCTACATCATATAATTGGGAGCCATTAATACCATCAGTAGAAGTTGCAGATACTCGACCAGCTGCTAGATTTTGCAATTGACGAGTGTATTCTGTTACACCACCAGCGCCAGCACGACCATGTGTACCAAAGCTTACAACAGAGTCAGGATTGCTACCAGCATATGTAGAATTGCTGAAGCGAATATCTGTTGTGTTATCTTTGATATTAGTTGTACCAACTTGTAATTCAGTTACAGAGTTAGAACCAAGAGCTACGCCATTTTGTAAATCGGCGATAGTATTATTACCAATAGCAAATGCATCAACAGCTGTAGCTTGAGCATGGGAGCCTACAACTGTTGCTCCTTGCTCTTTAGTTGTGGAATTTGCACCAAAGATTAACTGTTCTTTAGATGCATCTTGAACTACGTTGTTATAACCAACTACAACGGATTGATCAGCATTAACAAAACCATTATTAGCGCCTACTACTGTAGTATCATCGCCATTTACAGTTGTATCACGACCAATAACAATAGAAGATACGCCTTTTGCATTTACATTTGTACCAATGTTTACAGTTTTGACGCCTTCTGCATGGATAGCATTACCGATAGCTACTGAAGATTCGCCATCAGAAATTACACCGTTACCAATAGCAATAGTGTCTTGAACCTTAGTTTCGACCCCATTGCCAATACCAATAGTATTGAAGTCGGTAGCAACTCCATTGCCGATACCGATGCTATTACCAAGGTTATTAGTAACGTGGTTACCAATACCCACACTGTTATTACTATTAGTAGTAACTGCAGTACCGATACCAACACTATCACTACTATTAGTAGTAACTGCAGTACC